GACTTGGCTATGGTCAAGTGTTTGGTCTGACAGAGGAATAATCATGGCAAAGACAAAGATCTCAGAGTTCGACACTAATCCAGACCTCAACACAGACATCAATTCGATCAACATCGCAGAGGGTTGCTCCCCTGCGAATATCAACAATGCCATCCGGCAGTTGATGGCTGATCTGAAAGAGTGGCAGAACGGCTCTCAGGACAAGTACATTGCCCCGGCTGGAACTGCTGCTGCGCCTAGCTGGACGTTCAACGGTGATACCGATACAGGTTTCTACTCTGCCGCTGGCAACCAGATCGGAGTCGCTGCCAACGGGTCATCTGTCGGTACATTTACCTCTGCTGGATTTGTTGGGAACGTCACCGGTAATGTCACTGGGAATGTCACCGGTAATGTGACCGGGGATGTCAGCGGAAATGCTGGAACTGTGACTAACGGGGTGTACACGACCGGAAATCAGACGATTGCTGGCGTTAAGACGTTCTCTAGCAGTCCTGTTCTGCCAACTCCATCAACCAGTGACAACAGCACAAACGCTGCCACCACTGCTTACACTATCTTGCGTATTGCTAACGATGCTCCCACCAAAACCGGAACTGGTGCATCCGGTACATGGGGGATTAGCATTACCGGCAATGCTGCAACAGCAACCAATGGTGTTACCACCTCTAACATTGGATCGTATGCCCCAGGATTGACTGGTAGCGGTGCAAGTGGGACTTGGGGTATCAGTATCACTGGTAATGCTGCTACTGTCACCAATGGGGTTTACACTACAAACTTCACCGGAAGTAATCAATCACTTGGTTCGAATGGTTATCAAAAACTTCCTGGTGGGTTAATTTTGCAATGGGGATCAGTGACGGTTGACCCAGGGTATGACGGAACCGCTTCTATTACATTTCCAACGGCGTTTAGTTCATCCGTTTATTCTGTAACGGCAACACCTCAAGCATTGACTACAGCAGCAGGAAATAAACGAGACTCGTTTTCTGTGCAGTCTGTTAGTACGACAGGATTTGAAATTAAATCAGCTTTTGAAGATATTGCAACGGTTACTTATTACTGGTTTGCTGTTGGGGTTTGAATATGAGCGAAGTCGAGCAACTCCGATCTCATGTTGAGAAGCTGGAAAACAAGGTAGATGCCTTGAATGACAGCATCAAAGACCTTGCAGAAGCGTGGAAAACTGCCCAGACGCTTGTTGCTTTCATGAAGTGGCTGGCAGGTATCGGAGCAGCTTTGCTTGTGCTAAAGGCTGCTTGGGACGGTTGGATTAAGTAATGCTTGATCCAGTTACCCTACTTGCTACAGCCACGGCTGTATTCAATGGCCTGAAAAAGGCTGTTGAGATCGGTCGGGAAGCTGAAGACGTTTTCGGTCAACTGGGCAAGTGGGCTGGCGCTGTATCTGATCTCCAGGAATGGATTAAGACTGAGGAAGAGCTAGCAGACAAGCCACCTCCTATCTTTAAGAAACTGGTATTCAACAAGTCAGCAACTGCTGAAGCGTTTGACACCTACGCTGCCAAGATCAAGATCGCGCAGATGGAGGAAGAGATCCGGCATATGTTTACGCTGGGCGAGCTTTGGTGGCTTGGAAAAGATGGGTATAACGAATTCCTGATGATGCGTCGGTCGATCAAGGAAAAGCGCGAGAAGATGGTTTATGAGCAGATCCGTAGACGAAAAAAGCTGCTGCGGTTGCGATTGAGCAGTCATGAGCACAGAAGAGATTGAGGTTCGTGTTTGGGCTGTTATCGCGCTCAGTCTCGTTGGTATTCTAGTTTTGTCCGTTATCTCAATCATCGGTGGCGTTCTATTTGTCGAACACGACATGGAGCGCATCAGCCCGATTGACACTCAGTTGATCGCTATCCTGAAGGACATCATGCTACTGGCGATTGGCGCTGTAGGCGGGATCGTTGGTCGTAAAGGCGCCTATGCCGCAGCCAACATGATCAAAAAGGAAGATGATGCTAGCTCTAGGCCCACTGCTTGAAGTCGGATCAAAGATCCTAGACAAAGTTCTCCCTGACCCGGAGGCAAAAGCCAAGGCTCAGGCCGAGCTTGCCAAGTTACACCAGGACGGTGAATTGGCAAAGATGGCTAATGAGACAAAGCTGTTTGAGGTAGAGCAAAACAACCTCACAGAACGTCTGAAGGCTGATATGGGCAGTGATAGTTGGCTGTCCAAAAACATTCGGCCAATGACTCTTATCTTTATCCTCGCTGGCTACTTTACTTTTGCCATGATGTCTGCATTCGGAAAAGACACGAATGAGTCCTATGTGCAACTGTTGGGGCAGTGGGGAATGCTCATTATGAGCTTTTACTTTGGCGGCAGGACATTGGAAAAAATCATTGATATGCGGAACAAGAAATGAAGTTCGATATTTGCTTTCACCACGTTATCAAGCACGAAGGCGGTTACGTTGACCACCCATCTGACCCAGGTGGAATTACTAACTTGGGAGTCACTAAAGCAGCGTGGGAAGAGTACCTAGGCAAAGAAGTATCAGCGGATGATATGCGAGCACTTACACCGGAGGGTGTCAAGGGTTTCTACAAAACGAAATATTGGGATGTTATAAAAGGTGATGAACTACCTCCTGGTGTTGATTATGCTGTTTTTGATTACGCCGTAAACAGTGGGCCAGCCAGGGCTGCTAGAACGCTCCAGGAATGCGTAGGAGCGACGAAAGACGGTTCCATTGGTCCCAAGACTATCGCGCTGGTAAAGGAGCGTGATGCGGCTAAATTGGTTCAGGATGTGTGTGATGCAAGGCTAGTATTTTTGCAACAACTGAGACACTTTGAGACGTTTGGACGAGGCTGGGCGCGTAGGGTTGCTGAGGTGTCTCGCAACGCGGTCGAAATGACAAAGTGATTCCATTCAAAACTGCTCGAATAAACGGTCGAAACTGGTCAATTACTGTCCTAGATAAGATCGATCACTCGGAAGAGTGCATCGGTCTGTGTGACCATGAAACCAGAAAAATAATGCTAGAGAGCGGGAGCAAAGGAAAGCTCCAAGACTCTTTGTTTCATGAGATGGTCCATGCGGCCTGCCCGTCACTGACGGAGGAACAGGTCATGGAAGTTGAGAGAGGAGTCTTCGCTGTCCTCGCGGACAATCCCAAAATACGAAGGTGGTTATTTTCAAATGAAGCTAGTTGAAGACGATCAATTCTGGGCAGCTTATGCTATAGATCCCAGACCTACAGCAATGGCTAAAAGACTCGGCGTAACGGTCAGATCAGTACAGGGTAGGTTGAGGCGAAAGGGTGTTGAGGGTCTACCGCACCACTCAGAAAACCTGGATCTTGCGATTGCAAAGATGGGAGTCAGTGGAAGGGTCGAGATTGAGTGTCAGAACAGCAAAATCCTTGTTTTTTCTGACGCGCACTTTTGGCCTGGATACGTCTCTACTGCGTTCAAAGCGTTGCTGAAGGTCATTAAGATTGAGAAACCATCGTTCATCGTCTGCAATGGCGATGCGTTTGATGGTGCCCAGATCAGTAGATTTGGAAGGCAGATGTGGGGCAAAGCCCCGACTGTCATGGAAGAACTGAAAGCAGTCAAGGAGCGTCTTGAAGATATAGAAAAGATTGCCAAGGGCGCAAAGCTGCTGTGGCCTTTGGGCAATCACGACGCACGGTTTGAGACTGCTCTGTCCAACAAAGTCTCTGAATTTGAAGGCGTAGACGGATTCCACCTCAAAGATCATTTCCCTCTGTGGACTCCATGCTGGTCTGTGTTTGTCAACCAAGACGTTGTAATCAAGCATAGGATTCGTGGTGGTATACACGCAACCCGAAACAATACGCTGAATGCTGGTCGGTCAACCGTGACCGGACACCTGCACCAGTTAAAGGTGACTCCGTTTTCAGACTACAACGGTGTCAGATACGGGGTTGACACTGGAACGCTTGCAGACCCGTATGGGCCACAGTTTGCCTATATGGAGGATTCACCGGTGGACTGGCGCTCTGGGTTTGTCAGTCTGTCGTTTAAGGACGGGAAGATGTTGTACCCCCAGATCGCACAAGTACGATCCGAGGGTGAGGTCGAGTACAAGGGTGAAATCATCACGGTTTAGCGTTATCCGTGATGAGTCTGTCGATGTACCACTGAGCTTTTTTCAGATCCTCCACTCCGTTCTTCTGCTTCCAGCGCCACAAATACTTGATAGCGTTTGCGGTGCAAA